TCGATGAAATCCGGCGGCGACTGCAACGGGATGACGCCGAACTCGGCGGCCTTCGCCTGCTTCTCCTCCTCGGTGATCACGTTGCGGTCGAAGCGCCCGCGCACAAGCTCGGCGAAGCTATCGGCCTCGGCCTTCGAGTAGAAGGGGCCGACGTTGATCGCATCGTAGCTGCCGACGATCTCGACGTAGTAGGGCCGGTCGACCGGGCCAAGGTGGACGCCGAGAAGCATCGCGACGATGCCGGCGTAGTAGCCGCGCTGATGCGGCAGGTCGAGCGCGAGCGCGCCCCGGGCAACGCTGTCGATGGCGGCCGGCACGCCGCAGGTCTCGCCGAGCGACGTGGTGATCCCTTCGAGGTAGCCCTTCGCGAGGGCGGCATCGTAGATGGTGGTCATGGTCACTTCCCCTTCTTCGCGAGATGCGCCTTGTAGGCGGCCATCACGTCGGCCGGATGCGGCACCGCGCCTTGGCCGGTCTCGTCGGCCGCGATCATGCGGAGCTTCTGGAGGCGGCCATTGCGCATCGACTGGCGCGAGCGAAGGACGGTGGTCTTCTTGCGCTTCTTGATCACGAAAAACATCATGGCGATCTCCTCCTGTACTGCCCCGGCCCCGCTCGGCTTCTCAGGGCCGGCGGGGCTTGTGGGGAGGGGAGATCAGGCGACCATCGCGGGGACGCTCGGGAGGAGCTTGGCGAGGGCCTTGGGGTGCATCGCCCGCTGGCGGAAGACGCCACCGCGCTCCTTGCGGGTCAGCTTGGCGGCCCGCTTGGCGGCCTCGTAGGCCTTGCGATGCTTCGAGGCCGTGTCGGACAGGCCGATCTCATGGACCTTCGCCTTGAGCCAAGGCTGCATCGCGTCAACGATCTTCATGTTGCGCACGGCGATGGGGCAGGGCTTGCTGGGCTCGTAGGGCGCGGGGGACGGGGTAAACTGGAGCTTGATCACGGTGGCAACCTTTGTCTGTCTGTCTTCGATCCTGCCGTCGTGCCCGGCTTCCGGGTCGCTTCTCGGCTTCGTCGATGGGAAATATGTAGCGGATCGCGATAAGATTAGCAAGGGCTATCTCACGATTATTTTCCGGAAAGTAAAAAGGCCCGGATTTACCGGGCCTTTCTGTCGCAAGTTGCGAGCGGTTATCAGTCTTGGCTGCCCGCCATGTCCCGGCGCGTGTCGACCGGCGGGGCTGGCGGCACCTTGTCCCGGCCCGACTTCTTGAGCAGGGCCGACCACAGGGCTTCGACCACCGTGTAGGGGCTCGTGTCGGGCGCGGCGTTCATGAGCACGTCGACTGCCGCCTCGATCTGCTCCGTCTTCAACGTGACGGGCATGCGCAGCGAGTCATCGCTCGGCTCGCAGCGCCCCATCAGACTGAAGTGCGTCGAGATCGTCACGCCGCCCGCGTTCAAGAGCGGCGTGTAGCTCGCGGCCGGCAGACGGAGCCGGTCATAGACAAGCTGGCGGAAGCTCCCGCCATCCTGCGCATGCTCGACGAGATGCTTGAACGCCCACACGAGCACGGCGATCTTCGTCGCGTCGTCGAGGTTGTTCACGAGGTTGGTCAACGCCTCCGGATGCAGCGGCGCTCTCATTGCGTTGCTCTCTTTCTGGCGCACGTCGCGCCTACCTTGCAGTCCCATGGATGATCGACGAAGCAGCCCATGTTCGAGCACTCGCGATCCTGCGGTCGTCTTCCGTCGTCACGTGGGCCGCCACATGGGCGGCCCATCGAGTCATCGTGCGTCGGCATTCGCCCATCGCTCGACCAGCCACGTGAGTCGCACGTCGAGCAGTGCCATCGTCTCTGCCTCACGTCGGCAGCCCCAGCTTCGTCTTCAGTTCGACCAGCCGCGTGATCTGCGAGCGCAGTTGCTCTTGAAGCGCCTCGACCGTGATCCTCGATTCGGTCGCGAGCTTGACGGCCTGATCGGCGGATCGCTTCGCCGCCATCGCCACGTTCTCGGCCTCGTCGGCCGCGCGCTTTGCTGCATGCGTCTTCTGCATCAGCGCTTCGAGTTCAGCCTGCGCGTCGTCGAGCGCCGGAATGGCCTTGAGCGGACCATAGGCGGTGTCGCGCAGCTTCGTGACGGCTTGCGCCGGCACCTTGCATTCGGCCGCGACCTTGTGATCGGTGTAGCCGTCCGTGTAGATGCCCTTCATGACATCGAAGTAGGTGTCGAGATGTTCGCGGACCTTGCCGCGTTCATCGACGGTGAGGTCTCTCACCGTGCCGTTGTCTGCGCCCTTCAAAGTCACCACCGTTGCCATGTTGCTGTCCTTCTTGCCGCTCTCTCCTCGACGCGATGCCTTGCGCTTCTCGATGCAGGCCGGGCATCGCGTCTTCCCCGGCCTCCATTCGTCGAACTCCCACCCCTCGCTGCGGATGCGCTTGGCGACCATCTCGGGATTGTCCCGCGTGTCGTTGGCGCGCCGCGTATATTCGGCGGGGCACGTCGCGCACTTCGCCACGATGTGAGGATAGAGCACTTCGCCGATCAGCCGATTGACCACGGCGTAGGCTTTCGTCGCTCCAGCTTGGTCGCCCATTGGCCTACCTCCGCATCGGCATGACGATAGCGAGGCCGTCGTCGCCTTGCTTGCGCAGGGTGATGGGCGAGGCCGCGTCGATGGTCCTGATCTCGATCTGCCCCGGCCCGGCGAACCGGAGAGCGTCGAGCAGGTAGTCGAGGCGAACGCCGAAGCCCGCCATCTTCCCCCGCACCTTCGCCACCTTCGTCTTGACCGTGGACTCGCCGACCTTCACGACCATCACGATCTCGGTCTTCACGAGGTCGAGGGACAGAGAGGGATTCGTCGATGGCCCTGTGCGCGAAGGCTTGGGCGGCGGCGGGAGCTTGGCGAGCGCGGCCACCATATCGGCCTGCTCGATGACAAGGCATTCCTGCTGATCCTCTTTCGGGATGACCCTGTCAGCCTCGGGGAACGTGCCGTCGATCACCTTCGTCGACATGACGATGTCGTCGGCGCTGAAGATCATCCGGGCCGAGATATGGCGCGGCCTCGGCCGCTTGGCAGGCTGGCCATTCTCGTCGAGTGCAGGGCCGTACTCGGCTTCCTCGCGCTTGAACGCCTCAAGCGCGACCGTGTCCTCGACCTTCACGCCGGAGAATGCAATGCGCAGCGGGCCATTGATCTTGCCAAAGAGGGACGGCAGGAGATTGACCGCTTGGCGCGGCACGATCACGCCGCCAGCTTCAGCGCTGATGGCGTTCTCGATATTGGCGTCGGTCTCGCTCGCCTCGACGAAGTGACGGGCCATGCGATGGCCGTCTGTCGCGGTGAGGAGGAACTTGCCGTCGCGCGGCAGCATATGGACGCCGTTGAGGTAGTAGCGCGTCTCCTCGTCGGAGATCGCGTGCTTCACGCGGGCGAAGCCGGCGAGGAGCGGCGCGGCATCGAAGTCGAGATAGCCGATGACCGTCTCGTCGAGCCCGTTGGTCGGATAGTCGGCCGCATCCATGATCGACCGCATCTCGACTTCGACATCGTCGAGCGTGATGGCGAGAACGCGCGCGGATGGCGTCTTGACCTTCGCGTCCTTCTTCTCCAGCGAGCCCTTGATCTTGATCTTCTCGGCCTTGCTGACCTTCAGGATCGACGAGAGTTCGTAAGGATCGACGAGCACGTCGTCGCCGGCCCACTTTCCCTTGAGCGGAAGCTCGATGATCACGTCGAGATCGTTGGCGACCAACACCGGGCCGCGTCGGATCATGACGTACGACATGACAGGGATGGTGGTTTTCTTTGAGACGATCTGCTTCGCCTGATTCAGCGCGGCGAGCAGTGAGACGCGGTCTAGCGTCCCTGATGGTAGCGGCATGGTTTCCTCGGTCAGTAGGAGGGACGGGCAAAAGTACCCGTCGCCTATCTATCGCGATACGCGACAGATGTAAACCCTACGCTGCTTCAACCGATGGAATTTTTCTCACAAGCCAGCATCGAACGCCGTCGCGCACGACGGGCTTGTAGCTCCATCGCGTCATCACCTTCGGTTTCATCGGATCGGCCTTCGGCCATTCTCTCGACGACAACTTCAAATGAAAGCCGTGGCCATGCACAGTGAACTCGGTCCCTTCTTCCATGTCGGCATAGTAGGGGTCGAGCACCTGATCCCACACGGTGACGACGCCGCCCTGATCGAGCTTGAACTCGTAGATCATCGGCGGACCTTGATGAAGCGGATGCCCTCGCGGCGCAGGATGCCGCGCCGCACGAGCGCTTGGGCCGCGCGGTCGACTTGCTGCCAGTCCAGCCCGCGCAGTTCCTCGGCCTTGCACGTTGAGCCGAGGAAGACGCCGATCTCCGGATCACTGCGCTCGACGAGCCGCATGATGTCGCGCTGAATAGAGCCGAGCCTCACGAGCGCCGCTCCTCGCACTCGGCGATGACCTTGGCGGCCTCGGCGTTGTCGCCGTAGTCGCAGGCCTTGCATCGAGAGCATTCATGGACGGGAACGGAGCAGACGCAATCGTCGGCGCACCCGGCATTGCGTCCGCCCTTATGCTGCATGTCGTGGCCGAGCGCCGCGCACAGGGCGCGTTGCATCTCCTGCTCCAGCCAAGCGACTTCATCTCGCGCGTCCTGAAGCCGCTCGGGCAGCGGCTTCGGCGGCGGCTCCGGCATGTGCATCATGCCGATCTGCATCTTCGCCTCGCACCGCACGCACGTCGTGTAGATGCGAACGTGCCGGCGGCCGATGCCGTCCTTCGCGTCAAGCTCGGCGCGAAAGTAGCGGCGGTACTTAGACCGCGCGTAGCCGTAGAAGTCGGGCTTGTGGCCGATCAGGCGACAGAGCAGAGTCATCATGACGGGCGAACTCCCTGCGGCTCGACGCCGCCAGCATAGCCCACGAACACGCCTTGCACGTGGACAAGCTCGCCCCACCGTCCCGTTGTGTCGAGGTAGTAAATCTTGCAGCCGGGATATTGCTCGTGGAGCGCGCGGCACACGGCCTCGGCGTCGTTCGTCACGGACTTGCCGCCCTGATCGAGGTCTTCGATCCACACGGCCTTGGAGACGACGCGCCAGTCGCTTGCTGTCTTGTGCGAGCCCGTCACTAACCTCACGTCATCCCTCCCACTCGTCGATTCCCGGCCCTACGCCGCGCGCCGCTGCCAGTTCTTCCTTGGCATCGGCCTCGGCCTTCATGAGCGCGTCGGCCGCGCCGTAGCCTGCGGCCTTGGCTTTTGCGATGGCGATCTGCGCCTTGTCGATCTCCTCGCGACAGAAGCCCCGGTGATATTGACCGAGGATGCTCAGAAGCGATTCTAAAAGGGCCTCGCCCGCTTCGAGCTTGGCGTCTGTGCTCTTGGCCTCGGCCGCAAGCTCGGGAGGCATCGGCATCGTCTTCTTCATTTCGTCACCCTTGCCCAATGAGTCGGCGGCGAGAACTCGTCGCTCCACCATCCAAGATAGGTGCCCAGCACGCCAAAGATATAGCATTCCCATCGGCGGTGATCTGCGCACCACCACATGAGCACGTGTCCATATTCCGGATGATCGGAGCACTTCAGCCAAATGACCGCGCCATCCTTCGGCGCGGTCTTGATCGGCTGCCAGTTCATGGCAGCCACGGCATCGCCCCGAGTCGAGCGTATCGGGCGAGCACTTCCTCGCGGGTCTCGAAGCCCTTGCCGTTGCAGCTTGCGCTACTGCAACAGCCGGCCTCGATCTCGGCCTTGCTGCGACCGCAGGGCTTGCAGGCGTAGCCGTGCGGGTTGTTGTTGTCCTTCACGCGCGCCAGCGCTTCGGGACTCAGGCTGCTCCTCATGACAACGGCCCTCCTCGCCGCGCGATCTCCCACCACCATATGAAGGCCATGCCCATGGGGTCGCCCATGTCCATGCAAAGCTCGTGGCGCTCGACGATCTGCGCGTCGGTGTAGCTGGCGAGCAGCTTCGACAGCCGGCGAGCAACTAGAGCCTTCTCGTTGGCGGTAGGCCCCTCCCAAACGTCGCCCATCACTTCACGCCCGGCCGGTCGACGAGGATGTCGCCCGGATGCGGCTCGCGGAACTTCGGCCCGGTCTCGACGTAGCAGAAGCAGCGCGGCTTGCCGTCGCTGTAGTAGAGCCACAGGCCAACGATGCCGGCCTGCATCGTGGCGCGGCTCGTGCGGCCCTTCTTCGACGACTGCCACTTGACCGCCATGTTGATCAGCGCGGCGTGCATGTCGTTCAGCGTGTCGCCGTCAGCGCGCACGCTCTCTTTCCACGTCGGCCCTTCGGCGACGAGCAGGAAGTAGGGACCTTTGGTCGTGATGTCGATGTCCATGGGTTGGCAACCTTTTCGTGTGGACGGTTTGAGGAGCCCGGATATTACTATCGCAAAGCGCGACACGTCAAGGCAAAGAAAAGGCCGCACGCGGCGGCCCTTTCCCCCTCTGCCCTCGCGATCAGGCCTTGGGCTTGTAGACCACGATGGCGAAGCGATCCTTGGCGAAGTTGCCCTCGATGTCGTCGGCGTTCGGATGGCTGCTGGTCGGATTGACGACGATCTTCCCGGCGCCCTGCAAGTCCATCACCTTGGCGAGCTTCATGCCGCTGCCCGATCCATAGTTCTCGACCGAGCAGCCGTCGAGCGTGAGCGTCCCCGTGAGTTCGCAGAACACGAGATGCGCCATGCCGGGGTTGCTCGCGACGTTGGTGTTGGGCGAGGGATTGGAGCCCTGACACCTGATCACGTCGCCGCCGCGATAGCCGAGATACATCGCGGCCTTGCCCTTGATGTTCTCGAAGCCGAAGCCCTCGATTGAGGTCAGCCCCGAAGGTGCATGCAGCCCCATGCCGCTTCCGAGTCCTGTCACGACGTAGCCTTCTGTCAGGCGCAAGTCGAACGGCTCGGCGTAGGGCGTAGGCGAGTCCATCTGGATCGCGTGGCCCTCGAAGTCGCGCGGTCGCCAGTCTTCTCCGACCATGGCGCTCGGCAGAGCGTGACCTTGGCTCGTCACGTAGGTCGTCGCCCGGAACAGGCCTTTGCCGTTGGTCGACTTCAAGCGCGGGAAGTTCGCCTCGAAGACCGAGCCGTCGAGATGCAGGGCGTGTTCGGTGTGCCCGCCACACGAGATGTCGCCAGCGGTGAAGCTGTAAATCCAACTCGTGTTGATCGGGCACCGGAATCGCAGCGCACCCGCGAACGGCGTGACGCGGCGAAACTTGATCTCCTTAACCGCGAACTCGCGGATGTTGATGTTGGGCTCGGCGATGGCGAAGGTGATCGCGTGCTTCGTCGGATCGTTGTAGTCGCAGAAGACGCTGGCCTCGTTCATGTTGAGGTTGAAGCCGGTCTTGTTGGAACTGGCCCCGAGCGCGACCGGCGATTTCAGCGTGACGTTGCCGTCCTGCCAGTCGAGCGCTTCGTCGTCGTTGAAGTGCGCGATCAGATGATCGACGAAGTTGCTGGTATGAACGGGAGGCGCGGGGATGTCCTCCTCCTCCTCGTCAACCGGCGGGATCGGCGGCGGTATGGGCACGGGCTCCTCCGGCGGCGGCACCGGCTCACTGTCCGCCGGCACCGTGAAGCAGCCGGGGGAGATGCGAGCGCCCCTGCTCATGTCGAAGATTTCAGCCCTCGTGCCCGCCGGCCACGTGATGCTGTCCCATTTGACGCCGCCGTCATCGACAACGGGCAGCCCTGTTGCCACGTCGATCAACGCATACTTTCGTGCCATGCCTTTTATCCTTGAGGAGTCGCGAGAGCCCATTCCCCCGCGCGGCTGCACGTTCGCCTGTGCAGCCGCGATACCTCAAGGCCTCGGAGACGTGATCACTTCGAGATCACACGCTCCTCGACGAAGTCCATCGACTTCAGCTTGCGATCAAAGAGCGGCCGATTCCAATGGCCGATCAGGCCCCACACTCCGGTTCGCATGATCGTCTTGCGGAGATAGGCCGTCTTGAAGGGCACGCCGAAGTAGTTGGCCGCGCGCGTAACTTCGCCCGTGAGCGTCACGTCGACCATGTCGCCCGTCACCCGGTGGACATTCCACGCATGATCAATCGGCACGCCGAAGACGGTGATCTTGCCCTCGACGTAGACCATGTTCCAGTCGTCGAGGGCGAGCCGGCCGGCGTTCATGTAGCAGAGCTTCGGCTCACCCCGCTTGCCCGTGTAGGTGTGCGGTCCGATCTCGAAGGCCTTGCCGTGCTCGATCAAGAGATCGTAGGGCGTGCGAATGTGCTCCGGCACGGGAGTCGACGTGTTGATGAAGTCCCGCGTGACCTTCAGGTAGGTCAGCATTTCCACGGTCAGAGTTCCCTTTGCTTTGCGCCGCTCACCCGGTTCGGATCGAGCGCGTCGTTGTTGGCCCGCATGCCGGATGTCCAGCCGACAGGGATCATGGGCTTGAGCGTGGAGCCCGAGCGCATGAAGGCATACAGGTGATATTGGTTTGCCGTGTCGACCACGCGCGACTCGGCGGGGAATATCTGAAGCGCCTCGACCTCTGCGCCGCAGATGGCGGTCTTGATCGCCTGCAAGTCGCGCCAGTCCATGATTGGCTCGCGGTCGTTGCGCTTGATCGACAGGTGCCAGAGCACGACGCCTTCGCCGAAGCCGTGCTCGACGTTCTTGTCGACGGCCACCTGATAGTGCTCCGACCGATACCACTCATCGGCGCGGGCCTTCTCGTAGAGCGGGCGCAGCATCTCCTCATTGAAGGCTGGCCCTTGATAGCGGGCGGCAAACTGCTCGAAGGATTCCTCCGGCAGATAGGCCCGATTGAATGTGCCGACTTTACCGTTGGGCATGATCAGCGCTCCGAGAGCTTGTCGACGGCGATGCGCATGACGCGAGCGCCGGGACGATGGAGATTGCGCACTGCCGTGGCGGCGGTGGCGCGCGTCGGGAATTGAGCAGCGGTCTCTCGATCACTGGCCCATACCAGCGCGCCGAGGATCGTGCGGTTCTGGAGGAAGTAGAGACACGTCACGGGCGGGTATTCTTTACCGCCCTTCACGAGGGGGGCTTCCCTCGTGTCTGGATTGCAGATGGCAAAGGTCGTGTGCATCAGTCGACCGCCTGCATGACCGCGAGCCTCGCGCGGATCGCCTCGACCTCGGCGAGCCGGGCCTGTTGCTCACTGCGGTCGATGCAGTGAGGATCGGCGACGCGGCGGTGAAGCGTCTTCGCGCGCTCGTCGAGATATGCAGCGAGCTTGTTGATGATGTCCGACATGATCAGCGATCCTTGTGTTCGAGGATTGTGCCGGCGAGATCGTCCTCAAAGCTATCGCTGGCATCGGCCACATGGTCGATCTGCTTGCGGGCTTCGAGCATGGCCGCCGCCGTCCACTCGTGGACGATCCGGCCGCCGTTGTGCGTGTGGCCCGGCTTGAGCGTGAGCCAGTGCCCATCGCTGTCGACGTAGTAGTCGCCGACGCTCACTTCCGCGAAGGCGTCGCGGACTCGCTTGCTGTATCTTGCTGACATTTGTGGCAACCTTCTCTTGACATTGACGCGCGTATTATAGCGCATCCCGCGACAAATATCAACCCGGCCAAAATCCATGCCCCTCGACATCGACCCTTGGAAGACGGCCGAGACGCTGCTCGCGAAGGCCGCGACGCCCGGCGATCTCGCGCTGATCGAAGCCCTCGCCAAGAAGCTGGAGCCGCGTCTCGCCAAGGCGCTGCTCGAAGCCTTCAGCAAGGTCGCCGACTCGATCAACGTCGAGGCGCTGGCGAACGCGCTGGCCAGCGGCAACGTCGAGCGCGCGATGTCAGCCCTCGGCCTCGACCAGCAAGGCGCGGCCTTCTCTGCCGTGCGCAGCGCGCTTGAGAGCGGCGTGTGGGATGCCGCGATGGCGACAGGCCCGCGCATCGAGCGCATCACGAAAGCCGAGTTCGAGTTCCGGCGGCTCAACCCCGTGCTCGTCGACTGGCTGGAGAACTACAACTTCAATCTGATCAAGGAGACGACGAAGAAGACGAAGGAAGCCGTGCAGGACGTGATGATCGAAGGCATGAAGGCCGGCGAGAACCCGCGCACGACGGCGCGCGAGGTCAAGAGCATCATCGGCCTCACGATGCGCCAGCGTCGAGCGGTGCGCGCGTTCCGGAAGGAGCTTGAAAACTTCCACAACAAGCGCAACGCCAACGACTGGAACCTCGGCGGCAAGATCAGCCGTGCGCCCGGTGGCGCGCAGACGTATGCCATCGACGAGAAGGGCGATCCGAAGGACGGCATCAACGCGCGCCGGCTGCGAGACTTCCGCTTCGATGGCACGCTCGCCAAGGCCATCAAGACGAAGAAGCCGCTCACGAAGGCGCAAATCGACAAGATGGTGAAGGCCTACACGCGCAAGTATCTCAAGTTCCGGGCCGAGACCATCGCCCGCACCGAAGCGCAGCGCGCCAACATGGTCGGCGTGCAAGAGGCATGGCGGCAGATGATCGCGGACGGCAAGATCGCGGAGTCGCTCGTGCGCCGGCAGTGGATCGTGACGAAGGACGAACGGTCGTGCTTGATCTGCAAGCCGATCCCCAGCATGAACCCGCCGCTCGGCGTGCCCTTCGCGACGCCGTTCGCAACGCCCGTAGGCCCGATCATGCTCCCGCCCGGCCCGCACCCCCAATGCCGCTGCGCCGTCTTCATCCGCTTCTACGAGCCGCAGCAGCTTTCGCAGTTCGTCCCGGTCAAGAGCGTGCTGACATGACCGACAGGCCTATGCGCGGTAGCAACAGCGGCCCCGGTGGAAAGTTCGTCTTCGGCATCAGCGACGACATGGAGGCGTTCGACAATCTCACGCCTCACGAGCGCTTCGTGATCGCAACGTGCTGCCTGAAAATCTCTGCCATCGACTACAAGCAGGAGATGGCGAGCGATCCCTCGACGCTCTCGATGCTGGAGCGCTTCAGCTTCTATCCGATGGCTGATACTACTCGCGCGGCGCGACAGCAGCGTCAACTCGACCGGACTGCCATAGTGCTGATGCGACGGATCGGACGTTCTCGCCGAGCATAGCAACGCACGTTTCGGTAGAAGGCGAATGACAGCGGTTCGATAATTCGGCAAGATCGGCTGCAATCGAAACAAGCCGCTTGTAAACGCCGAGGTCTGATTCCCGCTCCACGCGGGGAGAATGAACACGGCGCATTCGGCAGTACAAGAGTCGTCGCCGATGTCGTTTGTGGAAAACCTCGCAGCGTTGCGCGCCTCGACCTCGCTCACTCCCTTCGACAAGGCCAAGTGGGACAAGCGGCATCCGAAGGGCACGGCAGACGGCGGCAAGTTCGCTCCCGGCGATGGATCGTCGAGCGAGCCCTCGAAGAAGAAGCTCACCCACAAGGAATGGCTCGCGAGCGTGCTCGGCCCGAAGTATGGCTACAGCGGCCAGCACGAGGAGCCCGACGACGACGGCGATCCGTTCGGCGCTTTCGGCGACGAGTATGGCGGCCATCAGGGCAGCTTGCCTTACAGCGCACCGCTGCCGCCGCCCGGCTGGAAGCCGCATCCGAAGGTCGACGACAAGGGCAAGGAAGTCGTCATCCGCTATCCGAGCAAGCCCACCGACGAGAAGTCGTGGACCGATGCGACGCGCACTGCCACGTGGACGCCGGGCAGCAAGACGCCGCCCTCGCTCAACGGCGTCGAGATGAAGCCGTGGGTTGCGCCGACGACGCCCGAAGGCTGGGCGAACGTGAGCGGGCAGAACCCTGACCTCCTCGATCCGCCGCTCGTGTCGAAGGTGCATTACACGTGGAAGGACAAGGACGGTCGCGAGCACTCGAAGCAGAAGCATCTCTCGACCGGCGTGCTGATCGTCGAGCCCGATGGCCGCGTGTGGATCACGAAGCCGACGAACGAATACGGCGGCTACCAGCACACTTTCCCGAAGGGCACCGTCGAGCCCGGCATCCCGTTGCAGGCGAACGCGATCAAGGAGGCATGGGAGGAGACCGGCCTCAAGGTGAAGATCGTCGGCGTGCTCGGCGACCACGAGCGCGACACGAGCGTCGCCCGCCTCTACGTCGCGCAGCGTGAAGGCGGCACCCCGTCCGACATGGGATGGGAGTCTCAGGCCATCAAGCTCGCGCCGATCTCGACGGTGAAGGGCGTGCTGCTCAACCGCACGCACGACAAGAAGATCGCCGACGATCTCCACGTGATCCTGAAGCGCACCGGCATCGCCAAGGCGTTCATCCCGTCGTCGAGCAAGGGCTACAAGCTGCCGGGAACCAACGTCAACGCGCCGTCGCACAACAAGAAGATCGACGCGATCCGCGCACTCGCGCGACAGGGCGATTGGAAGGGCATTCTGTCCCTGCCGTTCGGCACAAACAACTATGCGAAGAAGCAGCAAGTCGGCTTCGCCAACAAGATGCTCGAAGAACTCGGCGTGCCCTACAAGGTGACGGCCGGGCAGAAGGCCAATTCCTTCATCAATCTGCCGACTGGCAAGGTGCCCAACAGCGTTCGACAGGGCCTCGACGCGCTCGCACCGCCGGGCGCTGAGAAGTTCGCCGATCAGGGCGACAAGGTTTCCGAGTTCCAAGCGGCTGCACAGAAGGACATCGACGCGCTCACGCCGAAGCCGGCGCGCGCGAAGGCCGACGCGCCCGGCGGCGGTGGCGGCTTCGACGAGTCCAAGCATCCGCGTTGGCCGGCTGGAACGCCGATGGGCGGCAAGTTCAAGAAGAAGGATGACCTCGGCATCACCGAGCCCGCCGTCGACCCGAAGACCGGCAAGCCCTACTGGCACTTCCTCGACGCCTACAAGAAGGCGCAGGCCGGCAACGTGGCCGCGATCATCGCGAAAGACCCCGACTACTCGTCGCCGAAGATGCAGGCGATGTGGAAGGACTACAAGGAGACGCTGCTCTCCGATCTCGAAGACAAGGCCAAGAAGACCGGGCAGGAACTCGGCGCGACCATCGACGTGAAGCCGGCGCTCGCCGACAGTCTCAAGGGCTCCGTGACCAGCGATGCCGGCAAGGCGTGGGTGAACGGCGTGGAGATTCCCCACACGAAGCACGAGGGCGCATCGACGGCCATCGGCGTGATGGGCGCGGCGGCGGTCAAGGGCGACAAGGCGCTGCTCAACAAGACCATCGACGCCACCGAGCAGATGATGATGCAGGCGTCCGATCCTGAATCGTCGAAGGCGTGGCAGCAGGCCGGCAGCTTCGGCAACAAGCTCCTCGCCAAGATGGACGGGGACATCAAGACCGAGGCGACCGCGACGCGCGTCGGCGGCGTGCAGTCCATCAGCGAGTGGAAGAAGGTCGGCAACAAGCCCGGCGGCAGCAACCCCGGCGCGGTGTTCGAAGACAAGCACGGCACGAAGTGGCTCGTGAAGGGCAACGCCAAGCAACTGAGCGGCGAAGTCGACGACGTGACCAGCGACAACCGCGCCAAGAACGAAGTACTCGCCTCGAAGCTCATGCAGGCGGCCGGCATCCCGGCGGTCGAGATGAAGCTCGTCGACCTCAACGGCCAGTTCGGCGGACAGAAGACCGGCCAGCACGGCAAGCTCGGCGTCGCGGTGAAGATGGTCCCCTTGAATGGCTGGACAGGAAGCGGCGCAGAGAAGATGCACACGCAGGAGCAGTTCGCGACGCATGCTTGGCTCGCCAACTACGACGTGATGGGCATGGGCAACGACAACATGGGCCTCAACACGAAGACCGGGCAGATGGTCAACATCGACCCCGGCGGCGCGCTGCTATTCCGCGCGCAAGGCCTGCCGAAGAAGGGCTTTGGCAACGTGGTCGACGAGTGGGACTCGATGCGCGATGCGTCGAAGAACCAATGGACCGCTGCCGTCTTCAAGCCGATGACCAGCGACCAACTGATCGAGAGCGTCAACGCGGTGAAGAAGGTCTCGCCCGCGATGATCCACGATCTCGTGAACACCTACGGTCCGGGCGATGCCTTGGCGAAGATTGATCTCGCCGAAAAGCTCAAGGCCCGGCGGGTTGATCTCATCGCGAAGGCCGACAAGCTCAAGAACCCGGCCGGCACGGCGAGCGCAGCCGAGAAGGTCGGCGCGGTCGCCAACGCCGAGTTCGAGGCGAAGCACGCGCGCGGCGCGGACGGCAAGTTCATCTCCAAGCCCAACTATGAGGGCGTGACAGAGCATCAAAAGGTCGACCTCGACGGCGTTTATGCCGCCGCACTCGCCGGCAACCTCGGAGACCTCAAGGCGTATGCGCAGCACAGCAGCCCGCCGGCAAAGGCCTATGCACACTTCCTGCTTGCGGAAATGACGCCGAGCAGTGCTCCGAAGTCGCTCGACCTCCCGCTCGCCTCGAAGCCCACGCCCTACGCCGACATCATCCACGCGAACGCGTCGCTCTTTGCGAAGGACCCCACCGACAGCGAAGCGCTATTTCAGGTCAAAGACTTCATGAGCAGCCCCAACCCCGATACGGCTGCCTATGCAACGAAGCTCTACGGGATGATCAACTCCCCGAAGCCGCCGAGCTACAGCGTCATGCCGCCGCCGCTGGAAGCAGAGAAGGAGCACAGCAAGATCGCGGCGAACCTCTACGCCAAGGCGCAGGCCGGGAAGTGGTCGACGGGCGATCAGCTTGGCGAGAATGCCGGCGTCGTCGAGATCATGCAGAACATGCACGCGAGCGGGCTCAAGAGCGCCAACTACACGACGGAGATGGGCCACACCATCGCCTACGGCAACAACCTCCTCGCCGTGCAGGATTCGACCGAGGGCACGAACTATAAGTCGCTGCTCTATGGGGCGAAGGCTTCGGTGCTCGATGAACCGAAGGTCGCGCGCCCGGCCGGCGTGATGAAGCCGTCCGGCGAGAGCGACTCGTCACCCTCACCCGCGACGCCGAAGGCGATCCCGCCGGGCATGCCGGACTTCGACAGCAAGAAGCTCGCACTGACCAACGTGAACGCGGCCAGCGTCAACGCCAAGATCGACAAGATCAAGTCGTTCGCCATGTCCGGCAACGAGCAAGGCCTGCTCGCGCTGGGCTACGGCACGAACAACTACGCCAAGTGGCACGTGAAGCACGCCAACGAAGCGCTCGCGGCCCTCGGCTCGAAGTATCAGGTGCAGCCGGGGCAGAAGCCCAACACTCACCCGGCGCTCGGCGTGAAGGACATGCCGGCTCCTGCTCCGACGAAGGTCGGTGAGAAGCCCGCGCCCGCGCAGCATGCGCCCTCGGCCGGCACGAAGACGTTGATCAAGGTGCCTGAGTCGGTGCTCCCGACCGCGCCTGACTTCGCCAACTGGCAGGGACAGGGCAAGGGCCTGTCGTCTATCGCCGAGATCAACGAGTCGAACAACGCGGCGGTGAGCTACGTCAAGCAGCTTGCCCTCAACGGCGACCTCGAAGCGCTGAAGAACGCGACATTCAAGGAGTTCAACAAGGACACGAAGGCCTTTACCGGCGCGACAAAGAGCTTCGCCGATCATCCGTCGAAGTACGTGCAGTCGTATTGGTCCGGTACCATCGACGCGGTCAACGACATCGTCAACCCGCCGAAGCCGCTCGTGCTCGGCAGCAAGTTCTCGGCGACGACGTTGCAGGCGCTCGCGCGCGAGGCGACGCCCGTGCCGCTGATGACGAAGTTCGCGAAGGTCAAAGACGACCACAAGTTCGGCTTCTGGATCGCGCTTGGGCAGAGCAGCTTCGCCCCGCCGGCTCCGACTGCGACGCCGTTGTCGCCGGCTGAAATCTCGGCCGGCGCGAAGGCGTGGCAAAGCTATTCATCGACGACGAAGACGCTCACGAATTACGTGCAGGGTAGCAGCGCGATCATGCACTCGTACCAGAACGGCGCGACCGAGCATGGCGGCAATAGCCTGATGGAACTGTCGAAGGCAGCCGTGAAGGACGCTACGCCGCTGCCGGTCGGCAAGACGCTTTACCGCTGGCAGAACATGCCGAAGGGCATGATCGAGCAGTTGAAGCTACTGCAACCCGGCGCGATGATTCAGACCACGAGCCCGATGCCGTCGTCGCATCACCCGACCGCCACGCAGGGATTCGGAACGCATCTATTCCGGCTCCACGCGGCCAAGGGGGCAGCGGCCCTGCACAGCCACGGCTCGGGCAGTCATCCGGTCGAGAAAGAGGTCACGATCCTCCCCTACCAGCGCTTCATGCTGCTCAAGAAGCAGTTCACCGGATCGAAGTGGGAAGTGGACTTGCTCATGCTGCCCCCGACGAAGGAGTAACGCCACCATGCCTATCGACGTTCGGCCAATCGCCGATCCTGTCGCACTTGAGGGCGTCTTCCCCTCCGGCGGCAAGCCCTACCTCGGCAGCCCCGAAGTAGTCGACGATCTCGTGAAGGGCCTGATGGGCACCGCGCGAGACTACGTCCGGAACGCGATGAAGCGCGTGGACCCGGAAGACAACCGCCGCGCCATGATGGGCAAGATCGCCGAGACGAAGTCGATCCTGCTAGGGCAGACGGACCGCTACTCGCCGACTCCGTTCAACACAACCGGCGAGATCGCGCGCTACCTCGCGGGCCGCTACGGCATGCAGGACGATCCCGATCCGCTCGGGGGTATCCTCGCCAAGATCGCGCTGGACACGGTAAAGCTGTACAAATCGTGGCAGTTGGATCAGATTAGCGACGCCGAGTGTGAGACTCAGCTTGAGGCCATCAGGACGGAAGCGACACGCGACCTCTTGGGGCTGCCCAACGACAAGGCCGACTGATGTCCGACGAGAAGAAGCCCGCGACCTTCAGCGCGTTCGTAGCCTTCGACAAAGCATCGTCTTCCCCCACCGGCGAGTATGTGCGCGGTTGGCTCTCGGTCTCGACCGATGCGAAGGGCAATCCGGTTGTCGACGATCAGGACGATCAGGTTGTGATCAGCGAGATCACGAAGGCGGCCCACGTCTTCATCAGCAAGAGCCGCGACGGCAAGGTGATGCACAAGGGCCAGCCGGTCGGCGAGTTCGTCGAGTCGGTCATCATCGACGACGAGTTCGCCGCTGCGCATGGAATTGTCCACAAGCAGCGCGGATGGTGGGGCACCTTCCACGTGCTCGACGCCGATGTCCGCAAGGATGTCGTCGCCGGCAAGTTCAAGGGCTTTTCCATCGGCGGGGATGGCACCCGCGTCACGCGTCGGAGGAAGAAGTAATGGAGACCGAGAACTTCCTGATCGACATGAACATCACCGAGGTCTCTCTCGTGACCGAGCCGTCGAATGACGAGGCGCGCGTCATGTTCGTGAAGATGTCGAAGGGTAGCGACTCGCCGGGCTTCGAGACGTGCAAGGGCTGCAAGAGCGCCGACGCCTGCTCGAAGGCGCGCATGTGCGCGACGAAGTCGCCGGCCGCCGAGCGCTTCGCCAAGCTGTCGGCCGTGCTGCACGAATCGGGCGCGCGAAAAAATGGCGCTATCACAGTTGCGACGATCATCGAGAAGATCGCGACCCTGCGCGACGAGATCGAAGTCGCTAACAGCGACGAGGCATTGACGAGCGTACAGCGCTCGAACACAATCAATGAGAGTTTCGAGAAGTTTTCCGGTGCGCTCGACGAGCTTGTGCCGGAGGCGGCCATCAGCAAGGCAGTAGCCGATACGATGGCCTCGTTCACCAAGGGCGACAATCCAGACGCCATCGTGCAGGAGCTACATATGGACCAGAAGGAACTCGCCGAGGCGTTGGAGAAGGCCGAAGCCACCATCGAGAAGCTGAAGGCCGACCTCGTCACTTCGACCGCGACCATCTCCAAGCTGGAGAAGGCCGCGAAGCAGAGCGCGCCCGACGCCGCCGACGAAGTCATCTTCGAGGGCATGAGCCCGGTGGCCATCGCGAAGTTCAAGGAGCAGCGCGACGAGGTCGCCCTCATGAAGGCCGCCATCGCCAAGCAGGAGACCGACAAGCTCGTCGGCGAACTGACGACCGTCTTCAAGGCGGCCGGCATCCCCGACTTCGAGAAGGTCGCCGCTGCGTTCCAGCGCGTGAGCATCGGCAAGGCCAAGGGCTCCGAGAAGTCCGTGGTCGATGGCAAGGAAGTGATGTCCGTCGCCGATGTCGACGTGCTCAAGCAGGCCTTGCTCGCCAAGGCCGCCACCGCCTCCGCGCCGCTGGGCGCGCTGGGCAAGGTGGTCATCGCCAAGAGCGAAGACGACGGCTCCGATCCGGAGGCTGAACTCAAGGAGAAGGCCGCCGGCATCGCCAAGGCCAAGAAGATCACCGTCGAGGCGGCCTTCGCCGAGGCGATGGACGAGAACCCGGAACTCTACCAGCGCTATCGCGTGCGCAAGGCCGCTCGCACCGTCGTCCACAACTAACGGTCCCTGATCGACCGCCAACTCTGAATCCGAGGACATCATGGGCCACACGATCACTCTTTCGCTCTCCAAGCTGGCCGCTGCCGATCTGCGCACGCACCAGTTCAAGTTCGTCAACCTCGACTCGACCGGCAAGGTCGTCCTGGCCGATGCGGCTGGCGAGCAGTGCCTCGGCGTTCTGCTCAACAAGCCCAACACGGGCGAGATCGCCACGGTCGCGGTCGCTGGCGTCGTCCCGGTGAAGGCCGGCGGCGTCATCGCGGTCGGCGGCGCGATCAAGTCCGGCGCGGCCGGCACCGCTCTCGCGGCCTCGGCCGGCGTGACCAACACGTCCGACGCGGGCGCGGCTTCCGATCCCCTCGTCGGCAGCTACGTGATGGGCATGCACGTCGGCGCGGCGGCTTCCGCTGCGAACGACGTGATCGACATGCTGATCACCCGCGAGGGCGTGATCCCGACCACTGCGGCCTAATCGGCCCAATCAAGAAACCCCTCTTTCATCGACCACCGGAAGTCTGACCGCGACCGGCATCAGGAGCAGAGAAAATGGAGCCGACGACTTCCGACGTTCATGTCAATGGCCCGCTGACCAACATCAGCATCGCCTTCATGCAGGGCGAGGATGCCTTCATCGCCAACAAGGTGTTCCCCAACATCCCGGTCACGAAGCAGAGCGACCTCTACTTCACCTACGACCGCGGCGAGTTCAACCGCGACGACATGAAGGAACGCGCGCCGGGCACCGAAGCGGAGGGCGGCGGCTACACGATGAATGCTGACGCGAGCTACTACGCTCGCCAGTATTCGTTCAAGCACGACATCCCCGATCCGGTGCGCGCCAACGCCGACGTGCCCCACAACCCGGACCGCGCCGCGACGATGTTCGTGTCGCGCAAGGGCCTGATCCGCCGCGAGCGCATCTTCGCGACGAACTACTTCTCCACGGGCCTGTGGACCTACGGCAAGGTCGGCGCCTCCTCGGCGTCGGGCACCGATGTCAAGTATTGGAGCGACACCACGTCGACTCCGATCACCGACGTTCGCCTCGGCAAGCAGCGCGTGCTGGAGAGCACGGGCTTCGAGCCCAACACGCTGATCTTGGGCCGCAAGGTCTATGACGTGCTGTGCGATCACCCGTCGTTCCTCGACCGCATCAAGTATGGGCAGGACAACGCCGTCCCGGCCCGCGTGACGCGCGCTGCCATGGCGCAGCTTTTCGAGGTCGACAACGTCTACGTGATGAACGCGATCTACAACACGGCCGCCAAGGGTCAGACCGCGTCGCACTCCTTCATCGGCGGCAATCACGCGCTGCTCATGTATGTCACCCCGACGCCCGACATCATGACGCCGACTGCCGGCTACACCTTCTCGTGGACCGGCATGTTCGGCAACAGCCAGCTTGGCACCCGCATCCGCCAGTACCGCATGGAGTCGATCCAGTCGGACCGCGTCGAGATCGATATGTGCTTCGACCTGAAGCTCGTGTCGGCGGACCTCGGCTACTTCTTCACCAGCGTCATCCAGTAATCGGCCCTCTAAGGCCGCAGCCGACAACGGGGCCGCCGGCACAAACCGGCGGCCCTTTTTTTCAAATGGGAGAACCTGACCGTGACCGCCCGAAAGAAGAAGACCACCGCGAAGAAGAAGGCCGCAGCCAAGGCCGCGACGCCGCAGACTGGCCCGCATGTGCAGGCACAGGTGACGACCACCATGCCGCTGATGCGCAAGGGCATGGACTATCAAGTGACCAATCTGCGCCTGATCAATGGCCGCTGGTATGAGAGCGGTGAACTCCTCGATCAGGAGCAGGCCTTCAAGGGCATGAACGAGACCGAGCGCAAGCTCGCGCTCGAATCGTGGCGGCGTCACAAGATCATCGTCGACTACGATCCGGAGAACCCGGCGATGCCGATCCCCGAGTCGAAGATCGTCTCGAAGCCGATCACGGCCGAGGAGCGCAAGGCCATGCGCAAGGCCGATCCCAACATCGCCGGCCGCGTGTCGCCGAAGTACGGCGGCTTCGAACGCTGGTATGTCACCGACAACAACGGCACGGGCAAGCGCGTGCCCGACGAGGCCTACTTCGACGGCATCACCGCCCGCGTGAAGTGCCAATTGCGGTGCAACGAGATCAACAAGGAGCGCGGCTTCGAGCCGACGCAGGCGGAACTCGACGCCGTCATGATGGCCCCCGGCGGGCCGGGAGATCGCGACGACTCCCCGCACGCGCGCGTCTACAACGCCTCGATGCCCTCGTAGGTGAAGCATGGCGCTGATCGTCGAAGACGGCACGGGCAAGGTTGACGCGGAGTCCTACGAGTCCGTCGCCAACTACACGACGTATTGCGCCGCGCGCGGCCTCGACCTCGGCGCGGCGACCGATGCCGACAAGGAAGCCGACTTGCGCAAGGGCACGGCCTTCCTCGACGGCTACTTCCGCCTCCGGGGCATTCGCGGCAGCGCCACGCAGGCGCTCGAATTTCCGCGCGCTGCCGGCACGCTCGACCGAGACGGCTACGAGATCACCGGAGTCCCGCTGGCCATCAAGCATGCTGCTTGCGAGATGGGCTTCGCGGCGCGCAGCGCGCCCGACAACGACGTGCTGCCCAACACGACTGTCGGCATCAAGAGCGAGACGGTCGGGCCGATCAGCACGACCTACATGGACGGCATGGCTGCCACGCCGAGCTATCCCAAGGTGGTCGGCATGCTGCGCCGTTACACGCGGCTCGACGAGCCCGTTCCTGTGCCGCTGTCGATGGCCCCCACGAGCGAGCCGTTCTTCGGCGTCGATCTGCACGAGTCGGTCGGCGGTCCGATCCCCGGCGCGGACGAGCAGACGGACGATCTCACGCTCGAAGACAATGCGTAGGCCGCCATGGGCACCTATTCGGCCCTGTCGCAACGCGCCTACAATCTGATCAAGCGCAAGGGCCGCGCGGTCACGATCTCGCGCGACGCCGAGACCTCCGATCCGATCACGCAGACGAAGTCGATCACGGCGAGCACCGCCAGCACCTTCGCCGTGAGCGTCAACGTCGATGTCGGCCGGGCAACGACGCTGTTCGGCTCGATTGTCCATCGCAACATCAACCGGCTCTACGTCGCCTGCAAAGACCTCGCGCTCGTGCCGAAGGTCGGCGACCGCATCACGTGGGGCGGCTACGACTGGAACGTGCTGCGCGGCGGCAACATCGACCCGGACGGCACCGAGGTCATCGTCTCCGATGTCTACATGGAGCGCTGACCGTGCCTACCGTCAACTTCCGGCTGCGCATCAAGGAGTGGAAGCATCTCTCCGAGAACTCGCTCGAAGCGCTCATGCGACAGTCGATCCAGCAGATGGCGTTCCGCGTCGTCGAGGCGACGCCCGTCGACACCGGATTCCTGCGCGGCTCGTGGCAGCCCAACATCAACGCGATGGCGAAGGCGCAGCCCGGCGGCAAGGGCAAGAAGGCCGCCAACGACAAGAGCGGCGCGGCGGCGTTCGCCAAGATCGCGGCGACCGTCGTCGGGATGAAGCCCGGCGACACCTTCTACATGAGCAACAACGCCGTCTATGCGCTGCGGATGGAGTTCGGGTTCAACGGAACCGACGCGCTGGGCCGGCGCTATCGCCAGCCCGGCCGCTACTTCGTGACAGGCACGGCAGCGCAGTGGCCGAGCATCGTGGCGGGCGTGGCGCAATCGCTGGGCCTCAACGGCGGCCCCGGCGGTGGTGCGCCCTATGCGCCACCGGCCTCGCCGGGCGGCGGCGGCAGCAGTGGCGGTGGTGGTGCGGCGATGCCAGCGGCCAAGCCCTACGTGCCGCGCAAGCTCGGCCCTGTCGAACTCCCGAAGGCTTCCCGGCCTAGAAACCAATACGACAAATGACCAGCGCCACCGTCCACACGAACCTCGTCTCGGCGCTGCGCGCCAAGCTGATCAACGACTTCGTGCGCGTGACCACGGGCTCGATCTCGATGTCGGTTGCCGCCGGCAAATACGTTCGCGCCAGCGGCTCTTTCGTCACCGATGGCTTCAAGGTCGGCGAGGAGATCACGGCGGCCGGCTTCTCGGCAGCCAACAACGGCACGTCGATCATCACCGCCGTCACGGCGACCGAGATCACCGTTCGCGACAAGACGCTCGTGGATGAAGGCGCTTCAGCGTCGCGATCTATCAAGGTTGTGATACCAGCGGGGCGCGCGTGGGAGGTCGACGAGTACACCCCGACCATCGGACGGCCCTTTATCGCCGATGCCTACGAGCATTTGCCTTCCGTTCAAGTCGGCGTCGGCACCGGAGCGCTTGAGTCCCACGACTTTCAGGCGATCATTTCGGTCTCGATGCCGAAGACGAGTGGCCGCGCGCCGCTCACCCTCATGTGTGGAGCGATCCGCGCCTTCCTTCGTCCCGGTGTTCCCCTGTACTACGACGGGGACTCGGGTATAGTAATGCAGGCGTCGGTTGGTGGCCGCATCATCGCAGAGCCGGACTGGATCACGCTGATCGTCACGGTGAACGTCACCTCTAGAACTATCGGATAGGAGCGAGAGACATGCCCACGTTGCAGCCCGGCGTCGAAGTCGACATCGTCTATGCCGCCGAATCCACCATCGGCACCGCTGCCGCTGCCGGTGGCACTTCGCAGAAAGTCCGGCGCGTCCAGTCGACGCTCGCCCCGGCCGCGCAGCCCTACCAGTCCGAGGAGAACGCCTCGCACCAGCAGATTGCCGATCTGCGCTTGGGCAACCGCATGGCCGGCGGCAACATCGACGGCGAACTCTCGACGCAGACCTACGACGACTTCATCGAAGCCGCGATGCGCGGAACGTGGACCTCCGGCTCGACCACGGGCTCGATCTCGTTGAGCGCGAACTCGGGCACGTCGAGTATCGACCGCGCGGCCGGCTCTTTCCTCACGGACGGCTTCAAGGTCGGCGACATCGTGCGCGCGACCGGCTTTGCCGGCGGCGGTGCGGTCAACAACAACGTCAACTATCGCATCACCGCGCTCACCGCGACCGTGATGACGGTATCGCCTGCCCCGACCACCATCGCGGCGGCGGCCGGCGTCACTGTCGCCGTGCAGGGCCGCAAGCTGCTCGTGGGCACGACGAAGCGCTCCTTCACCATCGAGCACTCGTACCCCAGCATCGACGCGACCGAGCGCTTCGACGGCTGCCGCATCGGCGGCTTCTCGCTGCGCATCCCGCCCAACGGCATGGTCGGCATCAGCTTCCCCGTCATGGGGCTGTCCACGACGCTCTTGGCCGGCGCGTCGGCTCCCTACTTCACGACTCCGACCGCCGAGACCTCGACGCAAATCCTGTCGGGCGCGACGGCTGCCGTGCGCGTGCAGGGCGCGGACACCCTCGTCGCGACCGCGCTGGAGTTCAATCTCAGCAACAACTTGTCGAACGCTCCGGTCATCGGTAGCTCGTCGATGCCCGACATCTTCTACGGGCGGACCGTGATCACCGGCTCCTTCTCGGCCTACTTCGAGAGCAACGCCTACTACACCGCGTTCCTCGCCGAGACCGAGGTCGACATCGCCACTGCCCTGTGGACGGTCGACGCGACCCCGGCGTCGTTCATGAACCTCGTCGCGACCCGCGTGAAGCTCATGAGCCCGCAGAAGACCGTGACGCCCAACGGCGGCATCGTCGCCACCTTCCCCTTCCAGTCGTTGCGCAAGGTCGGCGGGGCCGGCACCACGTCGGACACGACCAGCCTCATGATCCAGCGCAGCAACGCCTAATCCGCCTGACTGACCGAGAGACAAAGAGAAGCGGCGCGCCGTGGCTCGGCGTCGGGGACGTGTGGACGGTCAGCCACGCCAACCGACGCCGAGCATCCTTCCACTGACCGAGGAAAAGATGACCGACAAGACTGAAGCCCCGGCGTTCGCGCTGGGCATGCTCGACACCGTCACGCTCGCCGAGCAGGGCGTGTGGATGCAAGTTCGCCTCCCCAACGGCAACCCGGCTATCTCGCCGTCCGGTGCGAATGTCCGGATGAAGTTGATGGGCAACGACTCGCAGGCTTGGAAGGAAGCGCTCGCCGAGCGCGCCCGGCTGCGGGCGGCCGAGCAGCGCGCCCTGCCGTCGCATCAGCGCAACAATCAGGACATGCAGGCCATCGCCAAGATGGCGAGGGAGGACGGCGACTACGTGCTCGCGCGCATGTGCGTCGAGTGGGAAGGCTTCGAGGAGGCGGGCTCGACGAAGGAGACGCCGAAGCTCATCTCGCTTGTCCACGCGAACGTGCTGCGCGTCGTCGAGCGCTACCCGCTGATCCGCGATCAGATGGACCGCTTCTGCGCCGATCAGGGAAATTTTATCTTGGAGCCGTCCAAGACCTAATCGCCTACGCTCGCCATCAGTTCGAGTTGGCGAGCATGGCGACGAGCGCGGCCGGCTCCAAGAGCACAATCGCGGACCATATCGCGGCTTACGAGCGGCAGACGGGCAAGGCGGCCATCAAGGCCGCTGCGCCTGAGCTTCCGACAGCCATGGTTCACGTGTGGAAAGTTTGGCTCGATCTACACGCAACCCGGCAATCCGGCATGGGAATCGAGCCTATCACCTATCTCGAAATCGAGGCCCGTGCTAGGCTGCTACATTCGCCGCTTCTGCCGTGTGAGGTTGTCGCCATCCGCAAGGTTGATGACGCCTACAGGATGCACGCAAACGAAGCGGCGAAGACCGTACCGGGGGCCTAGAACGTGGCTGATGCTCCTCTCTCCTTCAGCGTAAACACCGACGAGATCGTTAAGTCGAAAGAGGCGGTCGACGCCCTGACCGACTCGACGTTGAAGCTCGCCGATGCGGTGGACAAGCAGGATCAGTCGCAGTCCAAGGTCTCGCAGAAGCGGCGCTCGCAATACGACGACACCTTCGCCCAAGGGTCTCGCGCCAAGGTCTTGATCGAGTCGCAGTCCAAGGGCGAGGAAGTTCTCGCCAAGGCGGTCGAGCAAACGACCATCCGCTTGCGCGAGCAGACGAACGTGGCCGGGGCAGTGCGCGCTGCCCATCAGCAACTCGCGCAGGCCACTCGGCAGAACGTGACCGAGCTTGTCGAGCAGGAGCGCGTGAAGCTCCGCATCAGCAACGTCGACCGCGCCATCGTGAACTCGCTGATCGGCGGCGGCGGCATGGATACGGCGCTGCGCAGGGTCGCGACCTCGATGGCTCTCAACACGGCGGCGAGCGCGGCCATGATCGGCGGATGGGCTGCGGTCGCCGTCGCGGGCACCGCTGCCGTCGCGGGATACCTCTACCTCGGCAAGGCCATCGCCGAGTTGACCGAAGCGCAGCAGTTGCAGGAGCGGCGCATCCAGTCGTTCGTTGGCAGCGGGCAGCAGGCCGTCGTCGTCTACAAGGACATCGCGCGCTACGCCTACGAGACCGGCCAGTCCATCGACGCCGCCAGCGCCAAGTTCGTCAACTTCTACAAGGCGACCGCCGGCATGGGGGTCATGGCGAGCGGTGCGCTCGGCGTCTCCTCGACCACGGACAAGATCGCGTCTCTCTCCGGCGCGACCGACGCGGAACGCGGCGCTGCCAGCGGCGCGCTCGCCAAGATGCTCGCGCAGTCGACCGTGTCGGCCGCCGATCTAAAGTCGGTCCTCGATTCCGTGCCGGCCATCGCCGACAACATCGCGCGCGGCATGGGGCTCACGGTCCAGCAGCTTCGCCTGATGGCAGTCGAGGGTCGGCTCACGAACGAGCAGGTCTTCGCTGCCATGCTCAAGCAGCAGAAGGAGATCAACGACGAAGCCGCGAAGATGCCGCGCACGATCTCCGGCAGCTTTCAGCAGATCGGCAACGATCTTCAGCAGATCATCGTGCGCTACTCGCAGCTTTTGCCGATGGCCGCTCAGTTCAAGCTGCTCCTCGAAGGCACGCGCATCGCGGCGGCGGAACTCAACAAGGCGACCACGCCCGCCACGCCGGAGCAGAAGAACGACAGCCTCCTGCGTGACATCGGCGCATCGTCTCGTCTCGGCGCGCTCAACCCGCTCTACAACAACAACCGCTACAGCCGGGAATACTTCAGCAATCAGTTCGACGCTGGCGTGCAGGCGAACGGCCAGATCACCGAGCAAATCCGCCGGCAGACCGAAGCGCTGCAACAGCAAGTAGTCGCGGCCATCGAGGTCGCGCGGACCTACGACAAGCTCGCCGGATCGTCGCAGAAGTACACGACCGAGATCGCCATGATGGAGAAGGCCATCGAAGGTCTCGCGAGCGGCTTCAGCGGCCTGCCTGTCGACGAAGCCACGTCCAAGATCGAGCAGCTTACCGAAGCGATCCGCCTTGCCCGGCAGGAAGCGAGCCAGCTTGCGACGCCCTACGGCAAGGCGCTCGAATCCATGGGCACGCTCTACGATCAGAACCGGCGCGGCCTCACGCCGGCACAGGCGGCCTACGAAGGGCGCGTTGCGGAGCACATGAAGGGCGGTGCGCCCAACGAAGACGCTGCCAAGCGGCTCGCCGACGCCGAGAGCATCGAGCAGTTGAAGCAGTTGCTCGACAAGAAGGCGATGCAGGTCGACATGGAGGAGCGCGTCACCGCTTCCATGAAGAAGGGCGCGGCGGCCACGCGCGCGGCGCAGGTCGAACTCGCGGTGATGAACCTCGTGCTCAGTCAGGTCGGCGTGAGCAGCGAAGCGGCACAGGTGCAGTTCGATGCGCTGATGGAGAAGTTTCGCTCGCTTGAGACGCGCTCCGTCGAGACCACGAGCGCGCGCGGCGGCATCAACGCCAGCAAGCAATACCTCGACGAGCTTGCGGGCATCGCCGCGCAGATGAAGGTCGTCGAGCAGGGCGCATACGCCATGCGTCGGGCCGAAGCCGAGGCGCGCGCCTCGCGTTCGGATGACGGCACCGGCAAGCTCCAGCTTGAGGCCTTCGATGCCAAGCAGGGCCTCACCGACGCCAACACCATCGCCAACCTCAAGCAGGAGATCGAGCTAACGAACAAGCTCGCTGCGGCGGCCGGCGACGTGGCCAAGCAGAAGAAGCTCCAACTCGAATACGACATCACCCGCGCGCAGAAGGATGCTGCCCCGGCGTCCCGCCCGGCTATCGCAGCCGAGATGACCGCTCGCGCCACCGCCGAGACCAATCGGCAGTTGGCCGAGGGCGTCGCGCAGATGGAGAAGCAGCTTGAGCTTGGGCAGCAGGAGCTTGGCGTCATCACCGAGGGCGCGGCTGGCTATGCGGCGCAGATCGCCATGCTTCAGAAGAAGCGCGATCTCCAGCAGCAGGGCATTGATGTCGAAAACGACGCGAACGCGAGGCGGCAGGTCGAGCTTGCCGGCCAGCTTGCCGCGCTCGAACAGCAGAAGGGACTCGCCCGGCAGGCGGCTGACGAGCAGAAGCGCATTTGGCAGGGCGTGGCCGACAATATCCAGAAGGCCGGCTCCGACGCCTTCTTCGAGCTTTTCCAAGGGCAAGTGCCCAACGCGCAGCAGTTCGCCAACACGCTGAAAAACATCTTCCTGCGCGCCTTCGCCGACATCGCCGCTGCGGCGATCATCCGGCCGATCATCGCTCCGATCTTTCAGGGCGCGGCCGGCATGGGGCTTATCTCGCCGCAGGCGGCCATCTCGGCCAACGGTGGCTATGGCGGCGGGACTGGCGGGACCGGAGGGGCCAGCGGCCTCGGCGGCTTCCAGATGCCAAATATGGGCATCGGCAGCGGCATGTTCGGCTTCCTCAACCGGCCGATCATGCCGCAAACCATCGACGCGCAGATCGCCAACTGGTCGACCTATGGCACGTCGGCGCAGAACAGCCTCAACGGCGGCTTCCTCTCGAACACGACGTGGGGGCAGGGGCTCGGCGCGCTCGCTGGCGCTGGCATGGGCGTCTACAATCTCGCCACGGCCAACGGCAACACCGGCAAGACCATCGGCGGCATCGCCTCGCTGGTCGGCGCGGGCGTGAGCCTGATCCCCGGCATCGGACAGGTTGCCGGCCCGCTCATCGGCATGCTCGGCGGCCTGCTCCCCGGCCTGTTCGGCGAGGAGCAGCCGAAGCTGCCGCCGATCTCCGGAGCCAACGCGAGCTTCAACTGGAATCCGCAGACCGGGAAGTACTCGACCTCGACCTCGACCATGAATGGCGGGCAGGACATCTCCGGCCAGTACAAGGGCGCGGTCAACAGCATCCAAGAGCTTTACAAGCTGGTCGGCGGCATCACCGACCCGAGCAAGGTCTACGGCTTCTCTGTCTGGAACAACGAACGCGACAAGACCGGCTCGACCTACCTCACCGGCCCGGACGGCTTCTCGCAGAAGTGGGGACAGGGCTCGACGCCGAAGGACATCGGCGCGGAGACCGTCGCGGCACAGGCCGCGTATCTCACGATCCTCGAAGCGACGAAGATCAGCGACAACATGCGCACGGCGCTGGATCGGCTGGGCAAGGAAGCGCGCGACAGCAACACGCCCATCGAGAGCGTCGGCGCGGTCGCCGAAGTGGTGCAGTCGGTCAAGGCGTTCGACGATGCCATCAAGGGAATCGGCAAGAGCAGCAACATCGCCGAAGAAGCGCTCAAGGCTATCGACGACAAGTTCGTCGCTCTCTACGACACCGCGAAGAAGTATGGCTTCGACGCGACCGGCCTCGACGCTGAGAAGGCGAGGCAGCGGTTCGGCGTCGCCGAAGACTTCACGAAGGGCCTCGACCGGCAACTGATGACGGCGGCCGACGCCGCGCTATTCGACATCGCAGAGGAGCGCAAGCAGGCCAACGAGATCAACGACGTGCTGAAGAACGCCGACATCTCCGGCTTCGTCGATCAGGCTCTAAAGATCGAGCAAATCTATCAGCGCAAGCGGCTGGCGATCTTGGAGGAGGGCAACCGGGCCACTGCCGATGCGCAGAAGGCTGCCGTCGATGCCGCTACCCGTGCGGCTGAAGTGGCGGCCAACCGCGTGCGCGGCATCGAGCAACTGATCAAGGAACTCACCTACTCGCAGCAGAGCCCTGCTACCAGCATCGAGATCGCGCAAGGCGAATACAACGCCATGCTGGCGCGCGCGCAGAAGGGCGACGAACGCGCTATCGCCGACATCTCCTCGGTGGGCTCGGAATACAACAACATGCTGCGCGCCGGCCTCGGATCAACGCCCGGATACTTCCGCGAGATCGAGCGGATGCGGACCGAATTGCGCGATCTCGTCGTGCGCTTCGGCGCGCCGGCCGGCTCGACCTCTGTGATCACCGAAGCGTCCGACTCCAACCTCCGGCGCATGCTTGAGGCCTCGCTCGCGTCGCAGGACGCGCTGGCGCGCAAGCTCGACAAGGTGATGTCGACGCTGGTCGGGGTTGTCGGCGAATCCGCGCGGGCGGCGCTCTACTCGTGACCACGACCTACGAATACGCGAAGGGCGGCGGCCCGTACCCCGGCGGTGAACTCGACGAGCTTATCGCCGACCAATTCACGCTGTCGGTCATCGAGACGGCGGACCCGCAGGTCGACAACGACCTCTCGCTTTTGGTCAAGGCGACGCTGCTCGATCCCGAGGGCGGCACCATCGTCGAAGACGGCATGCCGTTCCCCGGCGGCGAGATCGACGATCCCGTTCCGGGCGAGTGGATGATCGTCGGCTCCGAAGAAGAATACTGGCTTGCCGGCAATCGCGGCATCACGACGAAGCCCGAAGACGTGCCGGCGAACTTGCCGATCCCCGGCGGCCTTGTCGGCAAGCTCAACTATCAGATGACGCTTTTCCGTGACACTGATCCCATGCAGGGCAATCAGGTGCAGGCATCGGAGTCGGGCTTCGGCGAACTGCGGATCAACGATGCCGATGGTCGAGTACTCGATCACCTGATGCCGCTGTCGTGGGACGGTGGCCACATCGAGATTTATCGCGGGAGGCATGAAGACCTCCGGTCAAGCTGGACAAGGATCGCGTCGATGACCACGCAGGGCATCTTCTACGATGCCCTCATGAAGCGCATTCGCCTGCGCGACGCCGCGTGGCGACTTGAGCAGGGTGAAATCCAGCCGCTCCGCTACCTCGGCACGGGCGGCCTCGAAGGCGACGCTTCGATCAAGGGCCAGCCGAAGCCCTACGGCATGGGCTACTGCTACCGCACGCCGCTGCAAATGCTGTCGGCGACGAAGCTGATCGGCCAGTTGAGCAACAGCAGCATCTTCCTCGTCCACGAGGTTGAGGATGGCGGTATCGCCCTCGCCTACTCGGGCAACGACTACGCGACCTATGAAGCCCTCGACGCCGCGACCGTGGCAGCCGGGCAGTATTCGACGTGTCTCGCGTTCGGCCTGATCCGGCTCGGAGCCTTGCCGACGAAACAGATCACCGTGACCTTCTCCGGCGACAACGACACGGTGCAGGGGCACGCGCGGCCGATCACTCGCGCCAACATGATCCGCCGCATCGTCTGCGGTCTCGGGCAGTATCGCTTGAACACGAGCACGGACCTCGATCAGGAGTCCTTCGGCCTGCTCGACAACAGCTTCACCGACGAGCTTGGCTACTTCTGGAATCAGCCCATCTCGAAAATGACCGCGATCCGCGAGATCATGAGCGGCCTGTCGGGCTCGGCCTGCGTTCGGTTCGACGGCAAGTTGGCGGTCTTCCCCGCCATGTTGCCCACAGGCTCGCCCCACCTCACGTTGAGGTATCAGCGCGACTTCAAGACCGCCCCGAAGATGATGGCCTATAGCCCGCCACGGCTGGGCACCTATGTCGGCTGGTCGCGCAACTACACCCCGCAGACCCGCGATCAGTTGCAAACGACTGTTCCTGAAGCGAGCGCGCTTGTATATTCGCAGGAGATGCGCGTCGAGCCGGCCCTTACGCCGGCCAATTCGTCCATTTGGCCGACCTCGCAGAACGTCACCGTCAACGGTGGCTTCCGCTATCAGGACGCGGCCAATCGTGAAGCGAACCGCCAACAGGTGATCTTCCGGACGCGACGCGAGCGGTGGGGAGTTGAAGTTCCGATGGATCAATACAGCAACGTGCTGGGCCGGCAGGTCGATGTCACGAACTGGACCCGCTACAACTTCACGGGCGGGCGGTCCTTCCGGGCGGCGGCCATCGCCATCAACGATCCGCTCAATCTGATGATCGAGCTTTGGGGGTAAGCCATGGCGTTCAAAGTCACCGAGCGGACCCAAGAGATCACGACGAGCACAGGCGCGGCCGGGCTCACGCTGGGCGGTGCGCCCGACACGATGTTCACCTTCGCACAGGCGGGCTTCGTCAACGGCGACACCTTCCTCGGCTGCATCGAGCACACGACGCCCGGCATCAACGAGGTCGAGATCGCCATCTGCACCTACAACTCCGGGGCTATCACGCGGGCGACGCCGAAGAAGTCCTCGGCCGCGCTGAACGCGACGGTCAACTTCTCGGCCGGCACGAAGCTGATCACGCTCATCCCCGGCCTCGTGCCGCTCCAGCCCATCGGCGCGCCCGCGATCTCGGCCGGCGCTCTTTCGCTCGACGTGTCGAGCTACGCCCTGTTCAACGTGGCCAACAACGCCAACTGCACCGTGACCTTCGACAACGCGCAGCCGGGCTATGCCACGAGCTTCACGCTGCAACTGACGGCGGATGGAACGCTGCGCACGTGGACGTGGCCGGGCTCGGTCACGTGGCTCGGCGGCTCGGCCCCGGTCCTGTCGTCTGTGAACGGCAAGCGCGATCTCATGACCTTCCTGAGCCACGACGCCGGCACGACTTGGCTCGGCCAAGTCATCGCGCAGAACTACTAGCCATGACCGCCACGACGCCCGCCGCCTATTCGACGCTCGCCATCTCGGACGTTGCGCCGTATGTCGCGCCGGAGAACGGCGACTTCGAGCCGCTGATCCTGCTCGACCCCGAGGATTCGGACGACGCCACGATCACGGCTGACAGCGAGGCGAGCGACGACACGCCCATCGAGCTTGTGCAGATCAAAGACCCCTCGCAGAAGTATCGGTCGGCGAGCACCGCCGTCGTCATCGACCTCACCTTCTTGAGCCCGGTGGCCGCGAACTATCTCGCCCTCGTCGCGACCAACATCGTCCGTGGCGACACGATCCGCGTGCAGGCCTTCACCGACTCCGGCCGGACTGTGGTGGCGCTCGATACGGGCGCGCGGAACGCGCGGCCCCACTCGGCGACCGCCAAGCAGGTTGTCCGCACGCACAGCAACCGCGTTCGCTTCGATAACGACTCGGCCTACCTCTACTGGCGCATCACCATCCACGTGATCAGCGGACAGACCTACGTCGAGATCGGCCGCCTGATGCTCGCTCGCGGCTACCAGCCCCGGATCAATCCCGACTTCGGCGGCGGCTTCGCCTTCGTGCCATACGACGCGCAGCAATTCAGCGACTACGGCTACGAGAGCAGCGAAGATCACGGCCTCGGCCTGCGCGAGGGCAACTTCAAGTTCTCCTACATGGATCAGTCCGAAGCCTACGAGCAGATGATCGGATTGCGCCAGCGGCGCGGGCTGCACGGCGACTTCTTCATCGACCTTCAGCCCTACGCGCAAGCTGGATGGGAGTTGGTCGCGATGCAGGCGACCTTCAAAGGCCGCGCCGAATTTGCGTGGCAGGCAATGTTCAACGGCGGCGAGCAGATGATGGCGCACGGCCTCGTCGTGCAGGAAGTCGCCGAATAGCAGGGGATCGAGATCATGGCTGAGATGCTGGCTAACCGCGTCATCGAATACTGCTCGACGCTGGGACAGGCGACCTTCGAACTTAGCGGGGCCGTGCCCAACGCGCGCACGTTCAGCAGCAAGATCGCGACCGGCAAGACCGTCACCTATTGGGCGCGCCGGCGCACCGACCACTCGAAATGGGAACACGGCCGGGGTGTGCTCAATACCAGCGTGAGCCCGCACACGCTCACGCGCGTCGAGGTCTTCGACTCCAGCGATGGCACCACGAAGATCAGTTGGGAAGCGGCCGACGCGCCCTACATCATCTACCTGTTCCCCGACCTCCTGCTCATGGACGGCCTGCTTACCGAAAACCTCGCCGACGCTGCGCCGACGTGGCTGCCGGCCGGCGGCAAGTGGACGGACAAGTCGGCGGGCATCGCGGTCCGCTGGATCAGGAAGCTGCGCAAGACCTTCGACACGCCGGCAAGCGACGTTGAACTCGGACGCTTCGAGGTAGCCGACAATATCTACGTGCCGAGCCCGCGCCGTCCGTTCACCGCCGTTGGCGCGGCCAACAAGATCATCGCTACGACGGACATCGGTCGCCGCTTCACGCTCGACAATAGCGCAGCCGCGCGCTCGGTGACGCTGCCCGCCGGCTCCTCTGTCGAGGTCGGCTTCACGTTCGACTTCTACGGCACGAGCAATGCCACCCTGCTTTCGCTCATTCCCAACGGCAGCAATCAGATCGACCATCTCGGCAACGTCACCGTCAAGCTGCCGGGCATGACGTGGATCACGGTCTTTTGGGACGGCACGGTGTGGCGAACCACCTATCACTACACCGGCCTCAACAAGCTGCTTGATTTCGCGCCGAGCGCGGTTGCCACCCTGGCCGATGCGCAAGGCCTGCCGACGTGGGTGAACAAGCTCCGCATCGAGTGGGAGATCACCGTCACCACGGACAACACCTTCCCGAGAATGCAGACCTACGACTCGGGCGGCAGCTTGAGCGTCGGCGGCTCGGATTACGAGTCGCACAATCTGGCCGCCGACAGCGTCGGCACGGTCGCAGCGTCGTATGGATCGGGGACCTCAATCGCGCTGGCCGGCAGCGGCATCGACCAGAACACGAACGGCGCTTTCGGCTCTAACGGAATCCTTGAGCTTATCGGGATGCAGAACACCACGCGGTGGAAGCACTTTCACGGGCATTACCAGTGGCTCGATCAGGCCGGGGCTCTCGTCTATCAGACGACAATTGCGGCGCGCCGCCGCGCGACTGGCGCGATCAGCGGATTCCAGATCGCGATGAGTTCAAGCACCGGCAGCGGTGCGATCCGAGTCTACGGGAGCACCTAGCCATGATCTCTTTCGGGCGAAACGTCACAAGCAACGACGACGGCTGCATCGCCGCCGTTCCCGGCACCGACTGTTCTGCGGCGTTCCAGTCGCACGCCGACTGGCTCTACAACAACGGCGGCGGTGGCGTGCTCCTGATCCCGAGGGGCAACTACAAGTTCAGCGCAGCGATCAATTTGCGCGGCAGCGTGAGCCTGCAAGGCGAGTTCGCCTCGACGATTCTGGAAGCCATCGGCGACGTGACGGTGATCGAGTGCAACGGATCGCGTCACGCCCTGCGCGATCTTTGGGTCATCGGCGCTCTATCGTGGTACGCGGTCAATCCGGCGGTGAAGATCGCGCAGAACCGATGCGTCCACATGAGCGACTGCATCTTGTGGCACGGTGGGGCTGCCTTGGAGAACCACGGCAACGACGGGCGCTTCCGCGACAGCTTCCTGTGGGGCCACAACTCCTGCATGCAGAACCACGGCAACAACTGGTACTTCGGCATGAAGTTCGACGATTGCGGCATGATCGGACCGAATGGCCAGCCGTGGCTGACGGCCTACAGCATCATCAACGGCGCTGGCGTCACCGAGAACTACTACTTCGGCTGCGACATGAGCGGGAAGTTCATTTGGTCATTCATGGCCAACGGCTGCTTCGGTCACTTCGTCAAGATGATCGGCTGCATCACGTCGAAGCCCATCGACGTGACGAACAACTCGTGGGCTCTCTTTACGGGCCACACCTTTGGCGACACCACGTTCAACGCCTACGGCGCGGCCATCACCATCGAGGAGAGCTACAAGATCGGCCAGCCGCCTCTTGTGCCGCTCGGGCCGGCGCTCGCGCGGCTGGGATGGAACACCAACTACAACATCTGAGGTGTGCAGAAGATTTCGTCGCCGCTGTAGTTATTCACGTGTACATTCGGGTTGCCTGACCGGCCGACTTTTCCCGTGACCATTTTGAGGCCGCAAGTCGTGGCTGACAGTCCCCCGCCCAACGAGCTTCTGCGCATCTGGCACGAGCATCATCAGTCGGCGCTTACAGCGGCGGCCTTTTCCGTCATCGCGGCGATGATCTACTCGTGGTTTAGGAAGCTGCCCTATAATCAGTTCGCCCAAGCTGTCGCAGTCTGCGTTTTCCTCGCCATTGTTGCAGACGTGATCTTGCTTGAATGGGTGAAACTCCCCAAAGTGGCATGCGTTCTTATCGGTGCGGTGGCCGGCTTCTCCGGCCGTCCGCTGATCATGGCTTACATCAAGCGTGACGAGAAGATCGCCGACAGCGTGCTCGACCGTCTGCCGCTTGGAAAGAAGCCCGACGCTTAAAAAGGGACGAGAGATCATGAGCGACGTTGCAGCCTTCTTCCACAGGATCGCGGTGTGGTTCGACAACTGCTTCGCGTGGCTCGCTATGATTTGCGACAACGATGCCTTCGTGTCGTTGCAGTCGCTTCTGTGGGAGCCGGTCGTCAACAACGACAGGCTCGCGTGGGGCACGGTCGCCATCTTGTGCGGCATCGCCGCGATCCTGCGCGTTCGCCTCCTGCTCGCTGCGAGCGTGAGCCTGCGCGGCTTCTCGATGGTGGTGATCTTCATCGGGCAGGTCTTCGGCATCCTGCAATACTGGAACAGCGCATTTCAGTTCTACGCGCTGCTTTTCTACGCGCTCGGCAGCGCCATGGCCTCGATGCTCGACCGCACCGATTGGGAGCACCTGACCGGACCGCTCCACACGCGGCTCTCTGCGGCTTGGCGTGTCCTGCTCTACTTTGACAGGATGCACCCGGCCGCCAACGAAGCGACGGTCTCGCGCCCCATACGCTCGTAGATAACCCCAGCGAGAAGGGCCGCCGGTTGTCCCCCGTCACCTAATTTGGGATGGGAGTTTACGGCGGCCCACTCGCTCCGGTGGAAAACTTAGAGCGGACCTTCCTTCCTTTTTCACGCGCCTCGCAATACCTTCACCCCCGGCAGGGTGGAGCAGTCTGGTAGCTCGCGTGGCTCATAACCACGAGGTCGCGGGTTCAAATCCCGCCCCTGCTCCCAACACTGACCGAGGCTTCAGCCCCCCATGCCGCACACGCTCGACGAAGCAAAAATCCGGGCTATGCTGCCCAACGCCGGAGCCCGGCTCACTCCGCATCTGCCCTACATCGTCCCGGCTCTCGAATGGGGCCGCATCGTCACCCCTCCGGACATCACCGCGTTCTTCGGACAGATCGCGGTCGAGAGCATGGAGTATCAGTTCATGGAGGAGATCGCGGACGGCAGCGCCTACGACCAGCGCACCGACCTCGGCAACACCCCGGAACTCGACGGCGACGGCCAGTGGTTCAAGGGCCATGGCCCGATGCAGATCACCGGCTACGACGCGCACCTTGCCTGCGGCGTCGCGCTCGGCATCGACCTCGTCAAGAATCCGCGCCTGATCACGCTGCCAGAGTACGCGACGAAGTCGGCCGTGTGGTTCTGGACGAAGTTCAAGCCGTGGCTGCAACCCGCCGCGCTCTATGGCTGGTATCGCGTCTGCACGCGCCTGATCAACGGCGGCTACACGCACCTCGACCGGCGCGTAGCCTACTTCCAGCGCAACCTCTCCCTGTTCGGCATGGCTCCCTACTCGGCTGAAGGCGAGGTCGCCTCGATCATGGCCTTTCAGACGAAGCACGGGCTCGTTGTCGACGGGCAAGTCGGCCCGAAGACGCTGGCGAAGCTGATCTCGAAATGAGCCCGGCCGTCATCATCGGCATCGTCGGCGTCGTCGTGATCGGCCTGCTCGGCGTCGGCCTCAAGATCGTCGGCGAACGCTACGTGGCGAAGGTCGAGGAGGTCGGCGATCTCAAGGTGAAGGTCGCCGAGCGTGACGGCGTCATCAAGCAGAAGGAGGGCGACGCCGCGCTCTCCGACAAGCTCGTGACCTTCGAGCGCATGCTCAACGAACGCTTCGCCTTGGCCACCGCGCCGGCACGGGAGATCATCGTCAATGTGTCCGATGACAAGACTTGCAAGAACGATCCTGCCCTCGAAGCTGCTTCTAGTGGCGTTGTCAGCGTGCGGAACGCTTCCGCAGCCGCCCGCCGTGATGCACAACAGAACGCCGGACGCCGGACTGCTCCAGCCGTGCGATGAGCCCATCGGCGAAGTCCCTGCGAAGCCGAGCGGTAAGCAGGCGGCGTTGCTATGGATGGCTGCGGAGGAGCTTCTTGCTCGCTGCGCTAATCGTCATCAGCGGCTTGTCGATTTTTATCGCCAGAATGCGCCTCAGTCTCCGAAGCCGGATGCGCCGGGAGAGCCACCGACTCAGATCGGGCCGCCCGCACGGCGAGTAGACGATAGTGCTCCCTCGTCTTGAACAGGCGAGCCGCGCCGCGCCGCACGTTGACGACATCAGGCACCGGATCGAGATGATCCGGATTGCAGCACAGGCGAACGCGGCAGAGATGGTCGAGCTTGAAGCCGGGGCACACCGGCCCGCGTAGTATCCACCACACGACCTTATGGAAGACGCGATGCGCGCCCTTCCAGTATGTCTTGCCGTAGCCGTTGCCCGTCTGCCACTTGCCGGCGAACAGCCAGCAATCGCTGAAGGGGTCGATCCAGATCAGCTTGCGGATGCGCTCGGGCAAGCCCTCAAGGCGTGAGCGGTCCGGCTCGTGGACGAACGGATTGGCGTAGCCCCACTCACACGCGCCCTCGGGCATGCGGTCGAGCACGGCGGCGATCCTGTCGGTGAGATCGTCGAACATGGCGATCAGGCAAACAGGCCACGGACGGCGAGCCCCAGCACGCCGAGCACGATAAAGATCAGGCCAAAGCCAAAGAGCGTCGACTCGATGGCTCTAGCTTCGACCGCTTTCGGATGGCCATCGGGCGTGGGATCGACATACGTCGAGATGCCCCACAGGCCGAATTGCACGACGCCGCAGAAGATCAAGCCGATGAAAAATCCCAGCATCAGAGTCTCCCCGGATAAGGCTTGAGCGTCGTGCCGTGCGGCAGATAGAGCGGATGGCGCGGCATGCCCGACATGGTGATCGCGAAGCACATGGGCGTCACGTCGTGCTTGCGGAGCATCCGCATGATCGCGAGATCGCGGTCGAGATGTTTCCCGTGCAGGCCCCACGCCGCGATAAAGAGCTTGGGCTTCGCCGCGAGAGCCCGCTCGAAGACCTCGTCGTTCAAGACGCCTACCGGATCGCGCTCGGCCTTCATGTCGCGCGGATCGGTGGCGCGGAAGGCGAAGATGTTGAGCATCAGATAGGAGCCGTAGCCGAGCAGATCGAGTTGAGCGCTCAACGTCATCATCGTCGGATCGTCTTGGAACGCGTCGGCCGTGCTCGGGTTGAGACCGGAGACGACCGCGACAGGCCCCGGCTTCCACCATCGCGTGAACGTCCAACGATAGAGAAAATCGTCAGACAGCCACGCCGATCTAACGACGTGGTCCCCTTTGTATTCTTTCGAGAGCTTCGGCGTTGTATCGCTCGATGTTGGCGCGGGCTTCTTGCCGTTCGCGCCGAGTCCGAGCAGATCGAGTTGCTGCATCTTCCCCCTTCTCCCACTTCGAGCAGGCCGGCGTTCCCGCCTTGATGTCGGTGCCCGGCCCGCCTGTCCAGAATTGCCGCGTCAGAGCACACTTACGATAGCCGCGACTCATCTGCTTCTGCACCATGTGCTTGCACGTGCCGCACTTCTCGCCCTCCGGGCCAGTGCCCGGCATCGCGGCGTAGAGGCCCTTGCGGACCTTCTGCGCCTTCGCGAGTTCCATCGCCTTCGCCGACTGTGCCGGCAGCACCATCAGCGCGAAGCGATCATCGGGCGGTGGCTTGGCCATTCAGATCAGTCGTCCCATGCCGCGCCGAGGCTACGCTCCTCGACAGCCTGCCCCCGGTTGCGAGCGCGCGTCATGCCGCCCTTCATGCCGCTCGTGATGCCGAGATCGGTGTAGACGACGATGGCGTCGGCGATCTCGCCCCACGCGAAGCCCGCGCGCATGCCTACCTGCCGCTCCTCCTGCGAGGTATCGTCGAGGATGCCGGGCAGGGTGTAGAGCGCGTGGCTGGCGAACGGGGCCTCGCCGCGCTTGAGGCAGTCACGGACGGCGGCCCGCACGTAGCGCACGTTGCGCACCGCCTCGTCGGGGTCTTTCGTGGCAAAGGGCGACTCGATCACCACCTTGCGCATCTTCGGCTTGGGCGGATCGGCCGCGAGTAATTCGGCGGACCGCTTATCTTGGTCGGCCATCGTGGGCCGATAGTCTTTCGGATGCGTCATCTCCAAAGCTCCTTCGATAAAACAATGTATTCCGGCGAGCGCCGCGCGTGGCTGCCCTCGCTCCTCATCGCCAGCCACCGGCCGGTCTCGGCGATCACGTTGCGCCGCTTGAGCAAGGTGACGGCAGAGCCCCATGCGTTCGGCGAGTGCGGCGGCCGAAGCCCGGCGTCGACCACGAGCTTGCGGATGTCTTCGCCAAGCATGTTGACTCCGACCTTCTCCGAAAGCTGCGAGCGTGCGGCCTGTGCAAAGTCCGACATCCATTTGCCGGAGTTGCTGGCCACCTGATCGAGCGCGGCGGCCTTCTCTATCTGCTCGCGGTTCTTTGCTTGCACCCTCTCGATGGTAGCAGCGTCCAAGAGATCAGCCATGGGTCAGCCCCTATCCGTAAAACGATCCTTGCCCGACAGCGGATTAAAATATGCGTGTTGGACGCCGAGCCCGAGCAGGAAGCCAAGCTCGTCGGGGCCTTCCGGCGAGACGACCTTGTGCCACTGCTTCACGTCTGGATTCCAACGGTAGCCGGCGGCCTTCAGCTTCTCGTTGCGCGCTTCGTCGAAGCTGACAGGCCCGCTCCACACGCGATAGACCGGCTTGCGCGCTTCTTCGAGCAACAACTGCATCGCGGTCTTGCCGAGATCGAGGAGCATCGTGTCGAGGAAATGGATCGCGGCCATGCAGTCGTCGACCGCGCGATGCTTGTCGTAGAAGAAGCCGAGTGACATCCCGATATATTCGAGCTTGCGGCCGGCGATGCCGGCTTCGCCCCACGGCACTTGCTCCATCGAGCACGCCCAATGGACATCGGCGAACAGCGGGCACACCGCTTCGACGAAGCGGCGGTCGAACTCGGCGTGGTGCGCGATGCAGAGATTGACCGCGCCGATGGCCGCCTCGATGTCGTCGGGGTTGATCGACTTGCCCTTCACCATCTCGTCGGTGATGCCTGTGATCTTCGTGATCTCCGGCGAGATCGGCTCACCCGGATCGTTGAAGGACTGGTAGCCCGTGAAGACGTTGGAGATGCGCCCGGTCTCGACGCCGTAGGTGAACGGGATGATCGCGACCTCGATCACCTTGTGCTTCTTCGGATCGAGGCCCGTCGTCTCGACATCGACGAACGCCGCGATCTTCATCTTCTCGCCTTGCAGGCTGCGCGGATCGGTCCACTTCGGGATGCGGCGCAACACTCTGTAGTCGGGATGGCGCGACAGGGCCATGTGAGCGGCCCGGATGTCGACGCCTGCCAGCGTCTCGCCCATGGCTACACCGCTTTCGTTTCGGTGTAGAACTCCATGCCCGGCGCGGCCATGTCCTTATCCTTGAAGGCGGTCGCCTCCTGACTGCCCAGCCGCACGAGCACGGGCTCCAGCGCCTTGCGGACCTCGGCGTTCTTCAGGAAGTGAGCGGCGGCCTTCTCGTAGTCTGTGATGCGAGCGTGCCACGTGGTGCGCTGTGTGAGCGCCCGCCCGCCGCCGCCCGTGACCCTCGGTGCCTCGGTGGCCTTCTTCGCCTCGAAGCCGGCCAATGCCGCCGTGCTGGCAGCCGCCTCGGCCTGCTTCGTGGCCGCGCGCGACGCGGCGAAGTTCCCGGCGGCAAGCTCCTCGTCGGCGATCCTGCGCTTGCGCTCCTCCTCCTCGCGCGCCTTGCGGGCCTCCTCGTCGGCCTTGCGCTTCTTCTCGGCTTCGATGGCCGCAAGATGGGTGAGGTAGTCGCCGCCGATCTTCTTCAGAAATTCGCCGGCATCCTTGCCTTCCTTCAGCGGCGCGCGATAGGTCGACTGATTCGCCTCGATGGCCGTCTCGTGCGGCGCGTTGTTGGCCTTGCGCTCCTCGTCGGCGGCCTTCCATGCGGCCCGCACCTTGTCGAGGAGAGCCTTCGCGGCGTTCGCCTGCTCCTCGGTCTCGATCTTCGGCGTGGCCTTCACGAAGGCCTTATGCTCGTTGAGGAGCAATTGCAGAGCTTGCAGCTTCGAGGGCTGCTCCTGCGGCGGTTGATTGTGCCCCACAGGCGTATGCGCCGGGCGGTCAGTCCCTTCAGTCATTTGGCAACCTTTCCATGTTCGAGCCCCAGCATATACGCCACGGCCCACTCTCCACTCACGACGCCGCCGCACAGGGTGCATCTCCATTGGCTGATGCCAGCGTCGGGATCGACCCTTAGCAAATCATGTCGCGAACAGCTATCTAATTTTTCCCGGTTCTCCCGAGCCCAAGCGACGAGCTTCTGCGTGTCGTCTTTGCTCAAGCCCCGACTGTTGATCTTTTCAGCCATCGCCGATCATCAACGCGGCGGCGTCGACCTTCAGCTTCAGCGCGACAACCGCCAACTGGTCAGCGCGCAGTGAGCGCGCGCCGGCTTCGTGGGCAACGATCTCGTGCAGGGCGATAGCGGTGCCCTCCACGAGATGCCGTTGCAGCATGCCGGCCTGCGTGCGCAGCGATGCCATGCGCCTGCCGAGCGCCTTGCGCAGCGCCTCCGAGTCTCGCTCCGAGTAGAACGGGACCATGAGGTCTCCGGCGTCGAGCCGCAGCACCTTGGCGGCCATGGCGACTTCATCGCTCCGCATCATCCGCGCGCCGCTCTCGTGCCATCGGATCGTGTTGATCGACACGCCGAGCGCCAACGCAAGATCGGACAACGTGATGCCGTGAGCCTCACGCTCGATCCGCAGCCGAGCGCCAAGCGCGGCTGCGTCAATGTTCTTTGCGACAGGCTTTGTTCTGCCCATGATCACTCCTCTTGCTTCACGGGCATCTTGCAGCCCCACGTCTCAGTGACGGTCTTGCGCACCGCTTCCTTGTAGGCCGGGCTGCGAGCCTCGACGGTCCAGAGGAGCATCTTGTATTCCTCGACCGTCGCCTGCCGGACTTCCGCGTCGGTGATGTTGATCATCTCCTCGTTGATCCACTTCCACGACGCCTTGAAGTCGCCGCTCGTGTTCCACAGACGGTCGATCTCCTCCGGCATCTTGGGCACGAGCGCGAGCAGCGGGTTCTCGGCGATGGCCTGCTCGCGCGTCTGCGCCGTCTGCTTGGGCGCGGTCGAAAGCAAGTCGCCTTGCTCCGGCTTCTGATCGGCCGACTCGTCCATCTCGGCAGCTTCGCGGTCGGTGAAGATCATCTCGCCGCCGCTTTTCTTCAGGGTCTCTCGCACTTCAGCGTGCGCAGCGGCCGATGACTTGCCTTCGGCCGGCTGCTGCTCGGCCTGCTCGGGCTGCTCCTGCTCCTGCTGCTGCTGCTGCTCCTGCTGCTCTCCGTTCGACGCCGGATCGTCGGGATTGATGTCGGTCACGTTGCCGTTGCCGCGACCGGCGAAGCGATCCAGCGAGCCATTGCCGCCGGCCTTCGCGCCGCTGCTCGACGGCAACTGCGGCGGCGACTGCGGAACAACGCCTTCCGCCGAATCCTCGATGTCGAGTGCCGCCGTCATCTTCGGTCCCTTGGGCAGCCGCTTGCACAGGCGGCGGATCACGGTCTTCTTGCCCATCTCGACCGGATCAGTCTGCCACGGTCCGGCGCTCGTGATCTTGCCGGCCTTGTAGGCCTTCCACGATTCCGTGCGGTCACGGATCGCATCGACCTCGGCCTGCGACATCGGCTCGAAGTCGCTCTCGCCGTTGGGATACTTCACGACGGCGTAGAAGCCCACGACCGGACCGCGAACGCCGAAGACCTTGGGCTTGTGAACGAGCTTCTTGTCGACGCCAAGCTCGACGATGCACTCGTCGCTCTCGTGAACCTCGTGCGCGTAGATGCGCAGATTGTCCTCGTTGCGCGCGAGCTTCATCAAGCCCTGATAGCCGACACGCGCCTGCACGGCGTCGAGTTGCCGGCTCACGTTGTTCCACGCCGGAAAGAGGTAGGCCTCGCCGAGCGTCTTGTCGAAGCTCAAGCCCAGCCGCGCGATGGTGATGATCTCGCGGAACAGGAGCCCCGGCTTGCAGGCAAGCAACTTCGGGTTCGCCATGATGGCTGCCGACACGCTGGCCTTGAAGGACTCGTAGGGCAGCGAGTTCGACAGCGCCGACGTAATCTGCCCGGCGTGCTGCTCGCTGAAAATCTCGTCGAGGAAGTTCTGCCCGGCCTTGCTGCCCTGCTCCTTCTGCTCCGGCGTCTGCCCGCGTGACGGCACGACGTTGCCTGTGCCCTCCTGCTTCGGCTGCGGATGATTGCCGGTGTTCTGCCGGCCCTTAGTTGCGGTTGCGCTTGCCATTGACGATCTCCTTGATCCTGAGCCCTTGCCTGTAAACCAAATCGGGAATCCACTTCGACACCATCATCCCCGGCCGCTCGACGACAGGCCACGAGATCGCGTACTCGCTGGTCAGAGCCTTCGTCGCGCGGCCGGAGCTTAGACCGCCCATGGCGGCCTCGATCCTTCCCGCGAGGATCGATTCGACATTCTCGATACGCTGGCGCTGCCGCCGCAGCGTGATCAGCTTGCGGCAGTAGCGGTTAAAGATCGGATCGGCCAACTCGACGCCGACATCCTTCTCGCCGAAGCGGTAGAGATCGGACGCGGTCGCAGCATCAGCGAACGCCACGGGCGCGCGGTCGAGCGCGATGTCGCGCCAGAACTCGGCGATGGCCTTGGCGATCTTCAGTTGCGTCGGCTCGTGCAGCTTGAAGGTGGTGCGCAGGAGCGTGTTGCCGCCGACACAGGCGATGATGTCGCCCTCGGTCCGGCCGCTCACGCCAAGCTGCGCCTGCAATTGGAGCATGATGTGGAGCGGCGGCGTCTCGATGCCGCCATCGGCCCTGTCGGTGCCCCACTGGTCGCGGAAGACGAGCGCGTCGACATTCTTGAACTCGACCGGGCGCAGCCCCTTCACCGTCTCGTAGTCGAGCGTCGCGCCCCATCCTTGGATGCGCGGATGCGTCATGTAGCGGCGCACCTTGCGGATCGGCTTGTCCGGCCACTTCTTCATGGCCCACTGCGCGAGCCCGGCTTCGAGGAACGTGCCGGCGTCGGTGCGCTCGTTGTCGGCCGCGTCGGGCTCGATCTTGCCGGCCTTCTCCAGCCAAAGCCGATAGCCCGACTTGTAGGGCGACAGGCATTGCAGCGGCATCGCCCCCGGCGGCAGCGGATCGGTCATCGACTGGATCACGACTTGCGGCCCGCGCTCGCCATCGCCCGGTATCTCGACCTCGTAGAACAGGGCAGCGACATCACTGCCGCCGATATGCTGCATGCGCAGGTCGCGCCAATGGTCTTCGCTCTCGATCTTGATGTAGGCCATGCGGGCGAACCTCTATTGATTCCGTGATACTCGCAAGAATTAAAAATGTGGAAAAGTTGCAACGGTGATAGTCGAAGGCGCGCGCGCCGTGATATGGCGGTGATGTTTCACGTGAAACAAGGAACCTCACC